AAGATGATTACTGAGATTGGTATTGAAGTAGGTGTACCTGCACCCAAGATGAGGGTGGTGTATGCCTACCCGTATGAGGACATGGATGTGGGGGACAGTTTTGCTGTGCCGCTAGAAGCCAGGGCGAAGGTGCTGAATGCCAATTACAGGGCTGGTAAGCGGTTGGGGAGGGTATTTACTGCCAAGACCGAGGGTGATGCTGTCAGGGTGTGGAGGACTGCGTGAGCAAGCGTTACTGGCTCTGGCAAGCAGAGCGTTGTTATGAGTGGCTTCAATATAAGCCTTTGATGCGGTGGGAAGCGCACATGTACTTCTACTTGTTTAGATGGGCTGGATACAACGAACATGAGTGAACTGTTATGGTTGTCGGAGGATGAGTTGCGGGATGTGTGTCGCATCTTGGCTACTCGCCTTTGCCAAACAGAGAGTCGGATGGTAATGATGGCGGTAGAGATGGAGAAGGCGGTTGCGTATGGCTACAGAGTTGGCTACGAGGATGGCGTTGCTGGAGAGTCGTATTCGTTTTCGCAAGGAGATTTGGAAAGCCTTGTCTTGCACTAGCAAGAAGCAGAAGTTGAAGTTGGTAGAAGAGTGGAGAGCCAAGTATGACGAACACCATGTCAAGACTTTGCTCAACTGTGTGAGAAACAGAAAAGCTGCTGCTGACATCCTTGATTGGAAATTAGAGGAGATGAAATGATTTTGTCGCAAGGCAAGTTAGCTGATGGTCTGGTAGATGAACTTCTTGCTGCCATCCACAAGTATGACGAGACTCTATACATGGCAACAGTTATTGGTGTGTTGGAATTGGTCAAGCAACAACTCATTAACGAATCTATAGAAAACTCAGAAGATGAACTTTGACCTGAAGAAGTTTTACAAGTTTTGTTCTGAACTCAAGATTGAGACAAAAGAAGAAGGCTTGAAAAAGATGGGTACTCTGTTGGGTACTCAAACGTATGTGATGGATGAAATCCAGAAAGGTTTAGATGAAGACGTTCACTTCTTTGTTATCCTCAAAGGCAGACAGCTTGGTATCACTACCATTTCGTTGGCTCTCGACTTATATTGGCAGTTCACCCACCCTGGCTGGCAGGGCACGTTGGTTGCAGATACAGAAGAGAACAGGGACATGTTCCGTAGCACTCTGGCTATGTACATCGAAGGCTTACCCAAGGAGTACAAGATTCCCTTGGTTGCCCACAATCGCAACCAGATGGTACTCAAGAACCGTTCAAGATTGTTTTATCAAATCGCTGGAAACAAGTCTCGTCTGGGGCAAGGCAAAGCTATCACTTACTTGCACGGTACAGAGACAGCTTCTTGGGGAAATGAAGAAGGTTTAGCCTCACTGATAGCTTCTCTTGCTGAGAAGAACCCTGAACGACTGTACATGTTTGAGAGTACGGCGCAGGGCTTCAACATGTTCCACGACATGTATAAGACTGCCAAGAAAGCAAAGACACAGAGAGCCATTTTCTGCGGTTGGTGGAGGAATGAATACTACTCAGTCCCTGCCGACTCCAACATCTACAAGGTGTACTGGGATGGCAAGTTGACAGGTGAAGAGAAGGAATGGCACAGAGATATTAAGAAGATGTATGGCTTTGAAATCAACTCTCGTCAAATGGCGTGGTGGCGGTGGAAGATGCACGAAGGTATCAAAGACGATGCTTTGATGTATCAAGAGTTTCCACCCACTGAGGACTATGCCTTTGTGATGACGGGCACATCCTTCTTCTCACATACCCGCTGTACAGAAGCTGCCAAAACAAGTAAGAAGACAGAGTGTGACCACTACAGGTATGCGTTTGGTCAACTCTTCCAAGACACAGAGGTGTTGCGCTCAACTGAGCGTCTGGGGACTCTTAAGATATGGGAAGAGCCTGTGGACACTGCCTACTACGTTATTGGTGCTGACCCTGCCTACGGTTCATCTGATTGGGCAGACAGGTTCTGTATTCAGGTGTACCGCTGTTACGCAGATGGTCTTGACCAAGTAGCTGAGTTTGCAACCTCTGAACTCAACACCTACCAGTTTGCGTGGGTTATCGCCCACCTTGCTGGCGCATACAAGAACTCAACTTTAAACCTTGAAGTAAATGGACCAGGGCAAGCAGTCATCAACGAGTTGCGGAACTTGAAACGTCTGGCAAGCTCTATGGGCGGGGCTACAGGGCGGGACTTGATGGATGTGCTTGGCAGTATGCAAAACTACATCTGGAGGCGTAATGACACCCTTGGTGGCCTCTCCAACAGTATTGGCTATCTGACTACCAGCAACAGCAAGGAACGCATGTTGCAGTACATGAAAGACTATTTTGAGCGGGGCATGATGGGCATTCTCAGCATGGATACCTTAGAAGAGATGAAAGGTATCGTGCGGGAGAGTGGCTTCATCGGCGCACCTGGTCGTGGCAAGGATGACAGGGTGATTGCCTCTGCCCTTGCCGCTGTTGCCTATGCCGAGCAGATTCAACCTCGCCTCATTGCCCAAAAGATTACCCGTGCCGTCAGTGCTGCTCATGAGTCCTACACCCCTGAGCAGATTGCTGTTGGCAGAAATGTTTCTGATTACTTGAAAAGGATAGGCATGTATGGTTCATGACCAACTCACCATAGTCTCAGTCTACGGACACAACAACGGAGCATCTGCCATACCCTCTATCGTCAAGAGTATGCAGGAGTTGCCTGGTAGTAAGGGCTTACTTATTTCTATAGAAGAGCCACCCAACCTGCCAAGCAATGTAGTCTGGAAGCGTTGTCACGGCATAGACTACCTTGGGTATTCCCTCTTCATGATGCACAGCCTGTACGCCTTTATAGAGACAGACTACTGCCTTGTCGTGCAAGATGATGGTTGGGTGCTCAACGGCAAGAACTTCAAGCCTGAATACTATGATTACGATTACATAGGCGCACCCTCACACTGCGCTTTTGGTGACGGTAACCTCTACCTCAAGTTTGCGTGGACTCAGGCTACAGAGCCTGTAAAAGTTGTCCAAAATGGTGGCTTCTCCTTGCGTAGCCGCAGATTCTTGGAAGCCTGTAACAAACACGGCATCGTTCACCTCAACAGCAATGAGATACATGGCTGGAATGAGGATGCACAGTTGTCAGCCATCTTGAAGCCCGTCTTGCAGTCCTACGGATACAAGTATTGCCCTGATGACATTGCCAAACACTTCAGCATGGAGTATGTCGGGCGTGGGTTTCACGAAGATGGCTTTAACTTTGGCGGGTTGCTTGGTCACCACGCACAAACAAGAAAGTTAGTAGACGCTAACCACATTGTTGTCCCTGCTGACCCGACTCAATCACACGGTGAAGTTGAGTTTATGTTGTGGTTGCAAACCCAAGGTTACACAGTGGAGTACAGATATGACCCCGTTATCCAAGCGTGACCTCACAAAACACATGCAGCGGTTCTACGCTGACAAGGAAAGAGGCATCTCTATCGCCCTTTTTGCCGAACTTGCTGGCATAAGTACGGGGCATTTCCACGATGTATTCATCTACAACCGTGAACCACTGACCGAAAACGTCCAGCGCAGGGTAAGTAAAGCCTACCAACAGTGGAAAGCAGGGAATGTGAAGGTCATGAAGAGGCGGGATAACACCCGTTATGTGGACTACAGGAAAGAATCTCAGCCCGTGTTTATGCCCAAAATGGGGCTACAAGTAACCTCTGACGGCATAAAAATCAAGGTTGGGATGACAAACAGGCACGATTACAGCGAAATTTCACTTGACGAAGCACTAAGGGGGTAAAAATGGGAATACTGAGAGACTATTACTGCACAAACCACGGAATCTTTGAAGCATGGGAGGCAAAATGCCCCATGAAGAACTGCAAAGGCGAATTATCGGTCGTACACCTCAAACCAGTGGGCACAAGGTCGGCAAAGACGGCTGCAACCGACAATAACCTCAAACAATTGGCTATTGAGTACGATATGACGGACATCAAGTCCACAAAAGCGGGTGAGCACCAAACTGGCTACATGAAACGCAAGAATAAGCTCACTGACAAGCAATTTGCAGAGGCTACAGACGCTATGCAAGCCCAAAACCAGCAACAACAGAAACAAACCCGCCCTGGCGACTCCGTAATCTGGGGTGGCGGTGGAAACATCAACATGAAGTCCGTCATGGGTGGACAATTCAAGTCTGTTAATGGAGAATCGGTTGGCATCAATCCCAAAGCAGCGGGTGACCTGCAAGGGCCAAGAGCGTCTGTGGTTATGAATGACCACGAAAACTTACAGGTGAAGCGATGAGAATACCCAAGAACCCAGTTGACCGTGAACTCTTTTATCTTGACCTGATACAGAAATGTCTGGTCAGCCGTGAAGAAAGAAAAGTAGATTACGCATCTCTGCGTTCTTTCTACTTGTTCGGCAATGGCCCTGATGACGTTCCCGCTCTCTACAATAAAATCTATCCGCACATTGACCAACTGACCTCGTTCCTCTACTCAGCAGAAACGACAAGGTTCAGCATCAACCTTGGTGCGGCAGTACCTGACGGAGAGCATGTCAAGATTCCAGCCCTGACAAAAGCTCTGCATGACGAGTGGTTAAATTCCAACGCTGACCAAGTGTTTTCCACCGCAGTCACGTGGGCACTGGACTACAACACCACCTTTGTCAAAATCGTGATGAACAACGGCATCCATCCTTACATGGTTGAGCCAGGCAGTATGGGCGTGTTGCGAGAAGACATCCCGTACTCCGACAGACAAGAAGCTATCGTCCAGACTTACTACATCACCAAGTCTGAACTTTTTGACCGCCTGTACAGCCACCCCAAGCGGGAAGAAATTGTCAAGCGTGTCACCGCCACTCAACATGAAAGAACTGAAGTTGCCAATGGCATTCAGCGCATCATCATGTCGCAGTCAAACCCAACCATGTACGGTAACGTCAACCTTGACCTGAACGGCAACCCCAAGTACAAGGCCACCGTTGCTGAAGACACCATAGAGATGACTGAACTCTGGGTGTGGAACGATGAAATCAAAGACTACCAAGTGGTCACCAAAGCTGACCCTGATGTCATCATCTATGACCGACCAGGCGAGTCTATGTTCTTGAAAGGCGAATTGCCTTTTGTCCAGATTTGCCCGAACCCGCTGTACGACTACTACTGGGGTGCGTCCGAGGTTCAGCGTCTGGTCTACCTCCAACAATTACGCAACAAACGCATGTCTGAAATTCTGGACATGCTTGCCAAACAAGTCAGTCCACCTACCGCCCTGATTGGCTTTACTGGCATTCTGGACGAGAAGAACTTTGCCCTCAACCGTGCAGGTGGCTTGTTGGCAACCGACATGCCTAATGCCAAAGTAGAAAAGTTAGCACCCACTATCCCACCAGACTTGTTCAAAGAGATTGGCGAGATTGACCTGATGTTTGAAGAGGCATCAGGTATCGTGAGCGTCTTGCAAGGCCGAGGCGAAGCAGGGGTACGCTCGTCTGGTCACGCCTCTCAACTCGCCCGTCTGGGTTCAAGCCGTGCCAAAAAACGGGCACTGGTGATTGAGGACAGCTTGGAGAAGCTGGCGACCTTGTATCTCAAGTGCATGCAAGCCTACGACAAGACACACCTGACAGACACTGAAGGTAGAAAGTTCATCCCAGAACAGTTCACCAAAGACTATGTAGTGAAAGTGGACGCTCACTCCAACAGCCCTATTTTTATGGAAGACAGCCGTAAACTGGCGTTTGAATTGTTCCAAGCAAACGTGATTGACAAAGAATCATTGCTTGACTTGATTGAACCTCCAATGAAACAATTGCTTTTGGAACGGCTGAAAAAGATGGAAGCCAAGCAAGCTCAAGCTCAACAGCAACAGCAAGCCCAACAGCAACAGCAGCCTCCAAAATCAGAGGGTAAACCTGATTTGAAAAAGGTGGGATGATGGCAACACAAGCAATGACAGCCCCAAAAGCTGACCAGCCACGGGCATCAACAGATTCACTGAAAAGAAGCGAAGCAAGTCCTAACTTGACATTGCGTCAAACTGGGTATAAAACCTCGTATGGACGGAGTCAACGGGATTCCAACCGTCAACAAACTCGGAGTTGATAATGTACAAATCAGCAAAACGTGGGCGCAAGCAACGTAGATAAGGTTTCCCCGCAAGGGAAAAAGGGTGTGGCTTACTTCCCTTCACAAATAGTTCGCCGCCTCTAACTTTGGAGAAGACCATGCGTAAAGCTCGTAAAGGCCGTAAAAGCCGCAAGTAATCCTTAACGGATTTGTCTTGGGGGGAGACATAAAATCCCCCCACCTATTGACAAAGTGGAAGTAAGTGGTTACAAACACGGCAAGGAGTGATTATGAGTGTTCCAACAGATAAGTTGATGGAGTTAATGCAAGGCAACCGTTCAGCGGGTGCTCCTTCTCCTACGCCAGCAGAAATGCCTACTGGCGACATGTCTGATTCAGAGACACCTCCAATGGCTTCACCCATGTCCACACCAGAGCCAAAGATGGGAAGCAAAGAAGCTGCTCTCATCAACATCAGTATGGCAATGGACTTGCTTGAACAATCTCTCCCCGCATTCGGCTCAGAATCTGCCGAGGGACAAAAAGCCTTGAATGCCATTCGCCAACTCAGCGGTCTTATTGGCCCACGCAAAGGCAAGACCAACGAACTCCAGCAATCTGAAATTCTTCAGATGCTCCAAACTTTACCCCAGGCGGGTGGTGCTACCCCTGAAGGCAAAGCAATGGCTCAAGCACCTATCCCTGGTATGCCCCCATCTGGCGGTATGCCTCCTCCTCCCCCAATGTAAGGAATCATCATGGACTTATTCAAGCCCCGTGGCGCAGCCGCACCCCGCAGACCAACTGACAACAATCAGCAAAATGGCGTTATCACCAACACTCCTCGTTTTTCTCAACTCGGTGGCTTGAGTGCCCCTGGCAAAGTTGGCAAAACAGGCATGGCTGTTCAAAAGCCTGGTGACGGTAAAAAAGTCATCTAATCGTATAAAGAGGGTAACAATATGTCATTAGAAAATCTTTCCTTAGAAGCCCGTGACGAGTTGGCAGCACTTGCCCAAACTCTTGCGGAAAATCCTGATACTCGCAAAGACTTTTTGCGGATGACCAAGCGGGTAAAGCCTGACTTGCCAATCCCTGAACTCGACATCGAAGACTACACACACCGTGCCGTCAGCAAGTCTGAAGACCGTGTGCAAGCCTTGGAAGCCAAGATTCGTGAAAAAGAAGCAATGGAAGAGTTGCAAAAACGCAGACAGTCTTTGATGAAAAAAGGTTTGATTTCTAACGAATCAGAAGTTGATGACGTAGAAAAAATTATGTTGGAGCGTGGCATCACAAACCACGAGACAGCAGCCGAGTACCATCAGTGGATGAAGCAAGCAGCAGTGCCTACTTCAACTGGATACAACCCAAGTGCTGTCAAGCAATTTGACTTGAACAAGTATTGGAAGAATCCAGCAGCCGCTGCTCGTAATGAGGCAATGAATGCGCTCAATGACCTGCGTAAACCGCAGCGTCCTATTGGGTTGTAAGAGGGTATTGTTTTTTTCAAGGAGGCCTTATGGCTATTGGCGGCGGCATCCTACCAGCAACAGGGTCAGCACAGTTTAACGAACTGACCTACGTTACTCGTAGAGCCTTCATCCCCAAGCTGGTTGTCCAGCTTTATAACTCGACACCCCTCATGGCGGCTCTGATTGCCAACAGTCAGCAAGCCTCTGGCGGTGTTTCTTCTGTAACCGTTCCTGTCCAAGGCGCACAGTTTGTGAACGCTCAATGGTCTGACTACTCTGGCTCTTTTGCTCAGCCGTCAGTCCAGCAAGGTGCTTACAACGCTGAGTTCGACCTGAAACTGATGATTTCTCCCGTGCCGTTCCTCGGTATGGAAGGCGCAGTTCAGCAAGACGCTGCCATCATTCCATTGATTGAAGCTCGTATGAACGATGCTACAAACGTGATGATGGATGCAATGGCTACCGCTTTGTACACCAACACTACAAACACACAACAGTTCATCGGTTTACCCGCTGCTGTTGCTAACTCTGGTACATACGGCAACATTGACCGTGGCACATACACATGGTGGAAATCATCACAGTATGCCGCTGGCTCTGTTAACCCAACCCGTCAAAACATCCTGCAATACATTTCTGGTACTGTGAAGAACGGTGCTGAGATGCCTAGCTTTGGTGTTTGCGGCTTTGGTACATGGACTCTGTTGGCTCAAGACTTTGTAGGTCAAGAGCAGTATGTCATCACCCCCGGTTCTGGCTTTGATGGCGACAACAACGGCCCACAGGCGGCTTTCCGCGCATTGATGGTTGCTGGTGTACCTATCTACCCAGACCCATACTGCCCAGAAGGTACGGTTTACTTCCTCAACACTAACTATCTCTCGCTCTACATCCATGAGCAAGGTTCGTTTGTGTTCACAGGTTTTGAATCGACGCTTCCCAACTGGCAAATTGGTTATGTCGGTGCGGTTCTGATGATTGCCGAGTTGGTGAACGTCAAGCCTAAGTCGATGACCAAGGTGACAGGTTACAACTACCTCTCGCTGTAAGGAGCATAGAACATGTCATTGTCTCTAAATAAAATCCTTCTTGCCAACGCAGCCACTAACACGGCTGGTGCGTATCTCCAAGGTATTACCATCTCCAGCATTGGTATTGGTAACACTACTTTGATGAACGCTGGCACATCGTCCGCTCAGTTTGTTCCTGCTGGTGCTTACATTCTTCCTCAAACCACGAACAACGTGACCATTGAAGTGAATGCTTACACCTCTGCTGGTGCTAATGCTTGGACAACGTACATTGCAGCCAACACAGGCGGTACTGTTATTTCTGACGGTTGGAACGTGCGTGCAAACGCAACTACCAGCACTCAGTCTTTGACTCTGTACACGTCTAACGGCGGTAACAACGCTCCCGGCACTTACACAAGTTAAGGAGTTGACATGAACGCAAACAATGTAGGCGCTCGCTACCCAGACTCGTTTGGCAATTTTGTTATTGCCACAGCAGTACCAGTTCCGCTAAATGCGGTAAGTAATGCTGCTGCCGTGATGTCTGTGGTTGGCACTAGCTTCATAGTTCGCCGTGTCACCATCTCAAATGCAAACGCAAGTGCTGCCACCGCTAACGTGAGTATTCTTACGTCTAGCGATGGCAATCCTGCTAACGCTGTATTTGCTACCACTAAACTTGCAAACATCACAAGCACAACTACTTTCCAAGACATTGCTCCTACCG